ATGGTTGGGACGATGACATTGAGTTGGCGAAGACATTGATCTTAGAGAGGGGTGATAAATTTCATGTACCAACTAGACTAAAACATAGGATGTATGCTTTAGAAGACACTGAATTATTTGAATTCAGTACAGAACACTTTGATGAAGACAGCCACAGAATTATTCCGGGAGATTGATGACCAATTTACAAGATTTGATTATTATTAATGATGAGTCTGCCACTGCGGATGACTGTGATCAATTGGTTAAATGGTTTATCAATAATCCAGAGGACATGCAACATGATATGGTTGTAAAGTATGGAGATAATGTCCCAGATCCGTCTCAGAAAAAGTGTAAACAACTAAAACTACCATGTGGATGTCCTCCTGATGCCACGATGTATGAACTCATCTCCAAAGATCTGGTCAATTACTTTGAGAAGTGTCCCATACTTCCAAATGCTGTTCAATTAGAATCAAAAGATTATTCTCTTCGTGTCTATGAACAAGGGGTGGGATTCTTCAAACAACATGTTGACAACTCTTTGTCACAGGGCGAACCTGAAATCGGATCTCGTATTTTCGCTTGGATTTTATATCTAAATGATGTAGAATCTGGAGGAGAGACTGAGTTTCCCTTCCTGGACGTGAAGGTAAAACCAAAGAAAGGCCGATCTCTTATGTTCCCCTGCAATTATATGTACGAACACAAGGGAAACATCCCTATCACTAGTCCCAAATACGCTGCCACTTCATTCATCTACGTTGTATGACATTTATCGTTTATTCTAAGGATGGTTGTCCTTACTGCACCAAGATTGCACAGGTCTTGCAACTCGCCGAGTGCAAACATGTAATTTACAAATTGGATCGTGACTACACCCGATCCGAGTTCTATCAAAAATTTGGTAACGGTTCTACCTTCCCACAAGTTGTGTGTGAGACCGGCAATATTGGTGGTTGCACCGAAACAATTAAGTTTTTGAGGGAGAAAAAACTTGTCTGATCTTGAAATAAATAAAGGTGTTGAACTTTTATTAAGAAGGAGGAAACCAGAACCAAAACCAACATTTCAAGTGGGTTTTGATAGGTCAATTGCAGCCTTTCGTAGGCATGTAACGGTAAAATTTGGATTTTCTATTGACATAAAGAGAAAAATCCAATAGTATTATAGGAGTAGCACCATGTTAGCAGCAACCCTTACCTTTAGTGGTATCCTTTGCTTCCTTGCGTTGATGGTAGGTGTTATTATTGGTTGGATTGTAAAAGAACAACTGATGGCGTTGGAGTACAGTAACATCCAACAACAACTGCATCCAGAATTTCTAGATGCGAACGGCAATGTTCTCCCAGATGAGATTCTTGCTGTTAGATTTGAAAACGATTTTGAAGAACATGACGACGAAGACTAAACAAGCTAAACTGCCCACAAATGCGTTTCAATCTGAGATTCTGGAAAGAGTTTCTAAAGCACGCAGTAATGCAAAAAAGGTTGAGGTTCTAAAGGAGTATCGTAATGATGCTCTGGTGTCAATCCTTATCTGGAACTTTGATGACACGGTTCTCTCTATCCTTCCTGAAGGCACTCCTCCCTACAAGGAGAATGATGCCCCTGCAGGAACAGAACACACGTCTCTCCGAAGAGAATTTAAACATCTTTACAACTTTGTGAAAGGTGGTAATGATGGTCTTAACAACATCCGAAGAGAGACTATGTTTGTTCAGATCCTGGAGACTCTTCATCCGGATGAAGCAGAAATTCTTTGTCTTGTGAAGGACAAGAAACTTCAGGAGAAGTACAAACTGACTCGTTCAGTTGTGGAGACTGCGTTTCCGGACATTCAATGGGGAGGTCGTTCTTGATTAAAAAAGGAAAGATCGCAATTATTCATGAGGATTGCGATCCACAACTCGCTGAGGACAAGGGTCTCCCTACCTCAGCATTTTTAGTAACATACAAGTTGGATGGTCGAGTTTGTTATGACATCGCTATGGCAAACAAACAGGTTGATCTCTTTGATCACTATTGGGATCATTACAGATATGATTTCATGACATTCAAACAAACAGAAGGCACCAGAAATCCCAAGACATGGGACTACGTTGCCCCAGATAACAAGAAAAAGAAAGAACGATGACTGAAGGATTTGATTCTTCCAGTAAGAAGAGTGTTAACGCCAAAATTAATTTGGATGAACTCGACAAACTCATGAAGAGATATAAAAAAATTAAAAAGTATCAGAGGTCTAATTTGTTTGCTCTACATCAAATTGATGGAGAAGAAACATACATCGATAAACTACTATCTGATGACTAAATACTACGAATCATTTTTATCATGGACTACAAACCATACTCACAAGAGTGGCACCGTAAAAGGTATCTGTCCGAAGCATTAGGTCAATACTTTGACGACTATGTTGAGGTCGATCTGATTTATAGAGACATCATGAGTATTCTCAGTGAACGCATGAATGCCTCACTCGGTGAGTACCACAGAGTTTCAGACTTAGAATCCAAATTCTTAGAGAAGTAAAATGCTATCTACCCAGTACCGACTCCGACTGGAGTTCATCTGCAAAAAGATCGCAAACAAAGAGGAGGTACAGTTAGATGATATGATTTGGGCAGAAAAATTGTCCAAAGCAAACACTACTGCCCGTGAATGGTTGCGTAAAGCAAGACGACAAGCCTCTCAAGACATCCAAGAAGGCAGTATAGATGATTTTATGAATAGGATGGGACTAGGAGACCCCGACCCATCCAACCATAAGACGGGGTTTGATGGTGCTGATGAAATTGTAGACTGGTTCCAACGCGATAAACCTGATGACTGGCGACAACGTGACTAAACTGAATATTGTAAATAACTTAGTGGAAAAGATCGCTGAACTTTTGAATGCGGAAGTTCAGCGATCTCTTTTAGTTGATCATAAAGGTGTAGAAAAAAGAAAAATATCAATCGTATACAAGGAGGAATAATGACACAGGTATCAATTTATTCTAACGGTAGTCAAGAGTGTGAGAGAGCGTCTTCTTTATTGAAGTCGGTTCATCTCGACGAAGTGGTTGTGTATGAACTTGATAAACATTTCACTAATAAACAATTCATTGACGAGTTTGGTGATGAAGTAGAGTATCCTATGATCTCTATTGGCATGTTCAGGGGCACCTTGAAAGAAACCATGAACTACATGAGTCAGAAAGGTATGTTTTTGTAACATGCGATACACTAGAACTTGCATAAATACTGCATGAGGTCTATAATAGACCTGTCGTTCATCCCTTATGGGACGCAAGTAAGTCGCGGAACTGGTAGAGACCGTAAAGGAAACTGTACCAGAATGTGATTATTATTGGGACGCAAACGACTGAAGGAACGGGGCGTAAATCCCTAGTATTTCAGGAGTAAAATTATGAACACACTTAATCTAATCAAAAAGCAGATTAACAAAGCTGCTGCACTTCACGACGCTCAGATCTCTCACACCGCATATCGTGGCGTTGAGTATGATACTCGTTGTGTACAGAGTAAGGAAACCCATGGCACATTCTGCTATCGCGGTAAGACTTACACTAAGTGATCACACAAACTTACTTTTCTGAGGGTCTTGACAGACCCTCTTTTTTTGTATATAATTACCTTTGTGGAGGTACAAAAGAATGGACAAAGAAAAGCTCAAGCTGATCATCAGAAACATGGAGTCTTTGGTAGAATGTCTCAAGTCTGAAGTGTATTCAGATGTTGAAGCATATTCACAACCTGTTTACACACCTGACAGTAATTATGATGAAGTCTTCACTGAAGGAGATGATGATGGATACCCCGACTGACTGGCGATACAGTGATCAGAAGATGAAACTGAGACAGTCTGCTTTGTCAGTCCTCCTCAAAAGGTTTGGATCAGAACTCAATGAAGATAGTTCTCCAAAGTATTCAAACGAAAGTATTTACAGCTGTGTTCATGATTGGGTTTCACAGGGTAATGTAAACACAAACGGAATCGTCAAATATTATCAAGCATACTATGCAAATGAGTAATTCGGTAAAATTAATTAGTGTCACTCCTGATGCTGAGAAACACATGGCCTACTGTGCCCGTGTAAGTAATCCTAACAACCAGGAAAACGAAAAGTTCTCTGGTCTGTTGAGGTATTGTGTGAAACATCAGCACTGGAGTATCTTTGAACAGGCATACATGACCTTGGAGTTGAATACTACCAGGGGTATAGCGGCTCAAGTGCTCCGCCATCGCTCATTTACATATCAAGAATTTTCACAACGTTATGCTGATTCTTCCCTACTCGCGGAGGAGATCCCTCTACCTGAACTACGGCGTCAAGACACCAAGAATCGTCAGAACTCTATTGATGATATTGACCCGTTTGTCCGTCAAGAGTTTCAGATCAAAATGAAGAAACACTTTGATGAGGGAATGAAACTCTACAAAGAGATGCTTGATGCATCGATTGCAAAGGAATGTGCTCGTTTTGTACTGCCATTGGCCACGCCAACTAAAATTTACATGACCGGTTCTGTAAGATCATGGATCCATTATATCGATCTGCGGTCTGCCAACGGTACTCAGAAGGAACACATGGACATTGCACTGTCTGCTAAGGAAGTCTTCTGTGAACAGTTCCCTGCCGTCGCTGAAGCGATGGAGTGGATCTGATAAATAAACGTACACAATATTTTACAATATGGCTACTTACCCCGTTATCAATACAGAAACCGGTGAACAAAAAGAAGTGAAAATGAGTGTTCATGAATGGGACCAGTGGAGAGAAGATAATCCAGATTGGACTCGGGATTATTCAGATCCATCAACCATGCCTGGTGTAGGTGAGGTTGGTGAATGGAAAGATAAATTGAACAAGAGTCATCCGGGGTGGAATGATGTCCTTCGCAAGGCAGCAACCGCTCCTGGAGCACGTATCAAACCCAACAACTAGAGAACGTCTATGCCTAGAAAAAGATCGTCTTCGGATCCCATTGGGGTTGGACTTACGGCAAAACAAATGCGTCGGAAGAAACCAATCAACAATGATTTTTTGGTTGATATTGAACCACTCACAGAAAATCAAAAGAAATTCTTTGAGGAATATGATAAGAACAAACACCTTTTTGCTTATGGATGTGCGGGAACCGGAAAGACGTTCATTGCTTTATACAAAGCATTACATGATGTTCTGAGGGATGATTCCCCATACAAGAAGATTTACATCGTCAGGTCTTTAGTTTCTACCAGAGAGATTGGTTTCCTCCCTGGTGATCATGAAGACAAGTCCTCTCTTTACCAGATTCCTTATAAGAATATGGTGAAGTATATGTTTGAGATGCCTACTGACGCTGACTTTGAGATGCTGTACGGGAATCTAAAAACACAAGAGACCATTGGTTTTTGGAGCACCTCTTTCATTAGAGGAACTACTCTGGACGATGCGATCATCATTGTCGATGAATGCCAAAACTTGAATTTCCATGAACTTGATAGTATAATTACAAGAGTTGGTGAGAATTCTAAAATTATTTTCTGTGGCGATGGTGTTCAGAGTGACTTGACAAAGAATTCTGAGAGAGAAGGTCTGCATACTTTCATTAGTATTCTAAACAAAATGCCTTCATTCTCCTTGGTAGAATTTGGAGTCGATGACATTGTTCGTTCAGGATTGGTTAAAGAGTACATCTTAGCGAAAAATTATCTTGGTCTTGTTTAATGCAATTTGTTCATCATAATTACCTCGGTGACGTTGAACTAGAAAAGAAAGAAATAGAGGGAACCCGTTTCTACCATCTTCCTGATGGGCAATGGGTTCCCTCTATTACTTCTGTAACGTCCTTCTACAATCGACAAACGTTTATTGATTGGAGAAAGAGAGTTGGTGAGGAAGAGGCAAATAAAATTACAAGAAAAGCAACCGCAAGAGGCACAGATTTTCACCAAATCTGTCAAGACTATCTTGAAAACAAAAAGATTCTAACGGAGAACTACGCGCCCGCATCTCCTTTTATGTTTAATTCTGTAAAGGGTGTGTTAAACAATATAAATAATATACACGCCATAGAGAGAACTCTCTACTCAGAATACTTCGGACTTGCTGGGCGAGTTGATTGTATTGCTGAATACGAGGGAGAACTCGCAGTTATAGACTTTAAAACCTCAACCAAGATCAAGCCCGAAAGTTGGTTGGAGAACTACTTTGTTCAGGAAGTTGCATACGCATGTATGTACTATGAGATGACGGGCATCCCTGTTGAAAAACTGATCACCATCATGGTCACTCCTGATGGTGAATATCATGTCTTTGACAAAAGGAACAAAGGGGACTATATTAAACTCCTGGTTAGATACATCAAGGAGTTCGTAACCTTCAAATTAGAATCTAATGCCAAAACTTAAAGAAGTTTTAGAAGAAAAATTTATGTGCCAATCTAGATTTTCTAGTGCGATTGAGACTCTTGTTCATGACAACAAAGAGATGAATTACATCGATGCAATCGTACATTTCTGTGAACAAAATAGTATCGATGTAGAATCAGTATCTAAACTGATTTCAAAACCCCTCAAAGAAAAACTGAAGGGTGAGGCGATCGAACTCAACTTTCTGAAGAAGACAAGTTACGCCAAACTTCCTCTCTAAATTTTATCCTTTTGTAATGATGCCCTTTGATGCTTATAAATGTTATTTGTCCTTGAAGAATCATTTTACAAAGGACAAGTATGATTACCACAAATACAATGGTAAGACGAGAGCAACTGTACAATCTTTCTATAAACGCAAAGACCGATATTGGTTTGAGAAACTATCACGGTCAAAATCTGACAAAGAAGTAGTAGATTTCTTTGTATCTAACTTTATCACCTGCACTGATCCAAGTAAGCTTTGGATAGGAGAAATGATAAGTCAAGGTGAAGGTAGATACACAGCATGGAAGAAAAGAACTCAGTCTCTTTCCTACATCTTTGGGGAGGAAGTTGATAGTATTCTTGTAGATCAGGATATTGATTCGGTTTTTACAAGTAAGAGTGGCCATCCAACTGTACTCAAGAAATATTTGGGTGGTGACGTGTCAATCGAAACTATGATAATTCTGGATAAGATTCTTGGATATCGTAAACAATTTGACAATAAACTGACGGATCCGGTGTGGGAATCCGTAAGTATGAAGATGAAGAAATATGAACCATTTCTAAATATTGATGTATTTCGTTATAAAAAGGTTCTTAAGCAAAAAGTATTAGGCGAATGAGTTTTTTCAATTCCGACTTAGTTAGATCAGAGATGGCTGAGGTCCAAAGACTTCAGGAGGAGATCTACCAAAGTGTCATGAGATTTCCATCAATGTCTAAGGTAGAAAAACTTGAGCACATTGGTATGCTTGAAACTCTCCTAGATAAACAGAGGATTCTTTACACAAGAATGTCTCTATCAGATGATCCTGATGCTATAAAAATGAAGCAACAAATCATTGATCAATGTGAAGTGATGGGTATCCCTAAAGGAACCGACGTTGCAGTATTATTTGCTAATCTTTCAAAGATGCTTACCAGTATGCGAAAAGAGGTTGACTCCACGAGTTGACCTTGTTAAAATACAATCAATCCACACAATACAAACAATACGGAGAATACGAATGTCTTTTTCTGATCTTAAAAAGCAATCCAAACTTGGTTCCCTGACATCTAAACTGGTCAAGGAAGTAGAAAAACTGAATACTAATTCCAATGTCGATGATCGCATTTGGAAACCTGAAATGGATAAGACTGGCAACGGTTATGCAGTCATCCGTTTCCTGCCTGCTCCTGAGGGTGAAGACATTCCTTGGGCAAAGATCTGGACTCATGCCTTCCAAGGTCCTGGTGGTTGGTACATTGAGAACTCTCTCACCACCCTGAATGAGAAAGATCCTGTGTCTGAATATAACCGCGAACTGTGGAACAGTGGTATCGATGCAGACAAAGATACCGTTCGTAAACAGAAGCGTAAACTGTCTTACTACGCCAACATCTACGTTGTGAAGGATCCCACCAATCCTCAGAACGAAGGTCAAGTCTTCCTCTATAAGTTTGGTAAGAAGATCTTTGATAAGATCATGGAAGCAATGCAACCTGAGTTTGAAGACGAGACTGCTATCAATCCCTTTGATTTCTGGCAGGGTGCTAACTTCAAACTGAAGATCAAGAAGGTCGCTGGTTACTGGAACTATGACTCCTCCGAGTTTGGTCCTGTTGAACCTCTTCTTCCCGACGATGATGCTTTGGAAAGTATCTGGAAGAAGCAATATTCTCTGACCGAGATCACTGCTCGTGATAAGTTCAAGTCCTATGAGGATCTCAAGAAGCGTCTTGACATGGTTCTTGGTATGAAGAAGGTCTCAACTCCCCGCATGGACGAGAGTTTGGAAGACGAGAGCGAAGGTCGTGGATCTTTCACTCCTACCTTTGAATCCAAGGCACCTGAAGTGGTTGCTGAAGAACCGACCATCCCCTCACCAACTGAAGATGAGGATGATGCTCTGAGTTACTTCCAAAAACTGGCGGAGTCCTGAGTCAATTTCGCTTTTTAATTCAAAAAAAGCGCTAAAAAAATTCCTGGCCATTTTTCAGTGGCCAGGTTTTTTTATAGGATATTGTTGTTTATATTAGATCCTCGTTTAAGTGTCGGACTCATGTATTGAGTGCCACCTCTTTTATACTCCATGGTCGATTTTAGATCATCGATGAAAGTCTGAACATGAATGGGTCTAATGACGTTTATTTCTCTTTTTGCGTCATTCTCTTGTTCTTCAAAGTCTTTGAAAGTTACTTCTGTAGTGATATTTGTGGCTATGGTCTCAGTTTCTCTTCCAGAGTCATAATATGTAAAAGTAAAGTCTTTATCGACAATCTTACCAGCAGGTAAAACAACTCGACCGATACCATCTACAATTTGAGTCGTTTTGTAGTGTTTAACCTTTTCTGCATTTGTCATAGATCCATATTTTTGTTCAAGGTATGAATTAAACATTCTTTGACTCATTGGCCATTCATCTCTGACATTGATGATGTTATTGCAAGTCAAAATAATCCAATCTAATGCTGGATCATCATATAGTTCTTCTGCAACGTTGTCTGGTCTACTGTCTCCTTTGACGATATATTTGTCAAAGAAGAACATGTTGCCTGCAACGTCTTCTCTAAGTCTCACTTTTCGGAAGATATTCTTAGACAACACAAAGTCTGAACTTGACTTATCGTCAAATCTAGAGACATATTCAAAATCTGGTAGGTAACGGAAATAGTTTGACATTTTAGTATCCTATCATGGTGTCTTGGTCGCTATCTAATGCTGAATAATCGGAATCGTAGATAGGCTCCAGTTCCGAGAAAGTCATACTTATATTATATGCTGTCATAGATCCGTCTGGAAGAGTCATAAATGACCCATCCGGATTGTAGTCAACACTGCAACTGGTGAGAGCACACATTTTAAAACAGTTCATAAACTCATGATTCTCATTTACATTATCAACAGTTACTTCAGTCCCTTTTCTGCCATATGAAATTTGGAAAACATTGGGAGTTTGTAAAAAGAGTTGTTTAGATGTCGCTTTTACCGACATTCCCTGTTTAAAGAACCTGATGATTTTTTTACACATCTGAGTCTCCTTGGCATTTCTAGGAGACAATCTAATTTGAAAAGTAAAATTTCTCAGTGATGGTCCATTGAAT